AGAACAGAAAACCATCCTGATTGCTCCGTTCTTGATTGCGGTTAATGCTACATCTATTACGTTTGTGTGATCTAAATACTTAGCCATTGTTTTTCTCCTTTGTTAAAGGGTTTATATTATTTTAACAGTTTCTTTAATCTCACCACAAAAGCCCCCTCACAGAGAGGGCTTTAAGCTGAAATTAATCAGCTTATTTCTTTTTCCCGGCCACCTTATCAACAACTTTTTCAAGATCCTCTTCCGGGGTGTTCTCGGCTTCCTCTTTTACGAAACTGAAAGCCTCCATTTCCGATTTGAAAGGTACGATCTTGCTGCCTTTCGGTACCCAGGACATGTCTTCACCGGCGTAAAGAGTTTCCTTGCTTCTTCGGTCTACCGCGACATATCCGGCGTCGGAATACTTCTCGACTCCAAACCCGGCCATGGGATCTTTCTTCCCTTTTGCTGCTTTCTGCTCACGGTCAATCTTCTCCTGGTCGTACTCTTCATACATCGAAAGTTGAAGAAGATGATCAACGTGCTCCTGCTTGGAAATATCGCAAACAGAGGTTGATTCTTCCGGTACGCTTACTTCACGCCAAACTTTTTCCTTCGTGAATCTTCCGTTGGCGTCCTTTTTAAAATCATACTTCTTTTCCTTATGGTACTGCGTCCCCGGCACAGGCATGAAAATATATTTCGTATTTTCCAGCGTTACCGTGGTTGGTCCAATTCTTCGTATCATACAGTGAACTTGCATTTTCCTATGCCTCCTTAAAAGGTTTTATCCTGGGGCGAATTATAAGCCCGCCCCACGGCTTTTAATGGTTAAGGTTCGTCTACTAACAGCCCCATGGTGAGGGTTCCCGCTGCCGCTGTTCCGGGAGCTGCCGGGAACTGAATCGCAATGATACGGTCATACTTGGCGTCGACTCCGATATTGCTCTCAAAAGCCAGTACGAAGGTATCCACTCTGCCGCCTGCGCGACCGATTGTCGAAGCAGTGATAAGGTTCTGGCTCGATACCAGCGCAGGGTAGGCTGTCGTGTCCGTTTGTCCGCCGGAGTTATAATCGGCCGCCACCTGAGCAACATTTGTCCCCACGTTAAACTTAATACCCGAAGTGCCGGCAGGCGATTCGTTGAGATAGGTATTAAGAACGCCTACCGTAAGGGTGAGAAGCGGAGTCCCGTTTGTGTCAAGGGCTGTCGATTCAATAAAAGCACCGCACAATTTATGGCCGGCTGGCAGAATGCCAAGAGCGATAATCTGTGTGGTGATTAAATCTGTGGTCAATACGGATATTGACCGCACGTCGTATCTGGCGCCGGGAATCCCCGTTTTGGGCGGATTGGTGTAAAGATCGGGCGCTATTTTAAGGGTGTTTGCCATAACTTTTTACCTCCTTTAAGGTATTATTTTATTTTACGGTCTGGTTGCGGCCGTGTCTATCGCCATCACGCCAAAATCGTTACCATTGAAGGTAACTTTCTTGAATCCCCAAATGGTGTGGGTTGTGATGATGACTTTGTTACCATTGTCGCGCGTCTCTTCATTCCAGCCAAAACGTAAATCCTGGCCAGGAGAACCAAAGGCGATAACACCTGCCTGCATACCGCAGAACAACGCGCGGGAAGCACTCACCGCACCGGTGCCGTAATCGGTAAACCGGATGATGTTTGGATGCGAATGGAGCATAACTCCGTTCCACATACCGATTCCACCTTTGATGAAAGGGGTATCTTTGCCAACCGCGGTCGCGATTGCTTTCTGTATATCCGCCCAATCATTCGTGGTGGTATTCCTGCGCAGGTCAAATTTCTGGTAAGGATCAATGACCATCAGGAACAGCTCTTCGCCGTCCACTTCGCATTTCTGGATCTGCGGGATTTCGGAATAAGCAGGACCGCCACCGCCCATCATTTCCGCGTAAGCTACTGCGCGGTCGATAGGAAGAGTCGACATCTTGTCGGTTGCCGCCAAACTTGCCTTCGAAGTTGCCACGCCGCCGTAAACGATATGATTCGAATCCGGAGACGTAAGGTTGTTGTTGGCAAACCCCGAATAAGTCGTAGGAAATACAAATTCGGTGTTAGTTCCGCGCGAGCCGGCGAGATACATCATAATGATCTCGTCAAATACCCTTGCCCACCAGTCAATAGACCTGGCTCTTGCGATCTTGCGCAGATCGTGAAGAGTTCTTTTCGTTTATGTTCGCTTGAAGTCGCTAACTTCAAACCGCCCTTCCGGGCTGCTGCATATTACTATGCAGACCTGACTATATCACAATCCTTATCGCTAAGGATTCGAGGCATTTCCAGCCGCTTGGCTGTACGAGCTTCCGCTCTAGTCGATGAAGGTTCAGTTAAATCTTGCCACCTGATGATATAGGATGAACAATCAAAATTCTCGTTATTCCTCTTTTTCAGGTTTATAATGGCCGGGAGGTATTGTAAATTATTAGGATGATGCTCTCCGCCTTTGCTTAAAGGCATTACATGGTCAACATGATAACCTTCGGGGCAAAGTAGATAAATCAAATTCAATAATTTCATATCCGCAGAAGCGCAAGTATTTTGGGCTTTTTTCAAAGACCTTCTTTTTGCGTGGCTGGCCTTTTTATTTGCGTGACCAATGGCCGTTTGTCTATAAGCCGCATCGAGAGCCTTTTTACTTTCTTTTGCTTCTGGGTTGTTATTTCTCCAGACATTATTCAAGGGAACTTTATACAGATTATTTGCCTTTCTGCATAACTCGCAATGGCAATATTTATAACCTGTTCTTGTTCCATGCGGAAAATCAGGATGATCAGGAGTAATTCCCAGAAGTTTCCTGAATTTCGGTACATCAACACCTTTTTGCTTTAAGTTGTAGTCAGCTTTTGCCCTTTTACAAGGCAAACACCTACAACCGGCGCGATAGCCCCTGAACTCTCCGTGAGGGAATTCATGATGGTTGATGTCTCTTCCGTGTGTTATTCTTTTCCGCATTTTAACCGCTTCCCTGCTGATTGCCCTTGGCTTATGAAGCCAGTCGGGGTTCCCAGCAATTAACCTCGTTTATCATAGCACATTGCTGTGCTACGGCGCAATCGAAACTACGCGTCATTCTTCCGCCGCAATCGGCGCCACCGCGCATCTGATCAACGTAAACATTCGCTTATGTTCGCTTGAGTTCGCTACTCTCAAACCGCCCTTTCGGGCTGCTCATGGTTTCCCATGAGGCCAGACTATATCTTCATCCCACTTGGGAGCTAGGCACTTCCAGCCGCTTGGCTGTACTCTCTTTCGAGATAGTCGTTGAACCTTTCTCATGGGGGCAAATACCGTTGTTTCTTGATTTTCCAAAATTACAATTCATGCAAAGAATTTGAAATTCTGCCGGAAAATCATGTTTTACTAACCAACGATAGAAACCTGCTGAATCACGGGGATGGAGTTTTTCTTTTCTAGCGGTATAGCCATCGTTATTTTTATGATCGATTGTCAGGAATACCCGCTCAGTTTCTCCGCAACATGCGCATTTGTTACCGTAAAAATTGAATACTTTTTCTCTATATATTTCACGGTAATGTCTTGCCCATTCTGCCCCTTGACTACGATGGCTTTCTAGATCACTATTATATTTCAGTTTAGCATTTTTATTTTGCTTTTCTCTCGTTTCCATATAGTGATCGCCATAATAATCTTTTTTACGCTGTGATTCACAAATATTGCATATATGCCGACGATATCCCCGCTTAGCATCAGAAACAGGAAAATCATTTATTGGTTTGGTTTCGCCGCATTTTTTGCAATTTCTTTTTTCCCCTATTAGACTTGGCTGCTGATTAGCCATAAGAGCCTCCTTTGAAAAATCTGGTCTATATATTTTACATACGCCTATATTTCCCAAATTGCAACTCTTTTTATGAATTTTTTGGACTTTCACGTTTAAATTTTCATTTTGCGTTGTAGTATTCATAATTTTCGGCCGTTCCAGCAATTCACCTAGAATTTGTACTTACGCTTGCGCATAAGCCTGACGATATATTTCATCAGTATAAAAACTCAAGCCTTCCTCTTTTCCGTGTAACTCGGAATCACCTTCGACCGGCTGCATATTTAACTGCCATTGTATTCGAGATTATTCGCTACTTAATCTCCGCCCTAACGGGCTGCTTTATCTTTCGATAAAGAATAGGTCATATCATCATCCATGTTTTGGATGCTAAGTGCTTCGGGACGCTTGCCCCTACTCCCTTCCGGGATGACCGTCGAACCTTCGGCCATTTTCATGGTCGCTCGGCTGCTGGTTGCCCAATCCTCAATGTTTTTCTCACTTTCACGCCTGCCGTTGCCAGCTACGTTGTAGTAATTGAGGCTCTCAGGGGATTCCAGAATATGCTTGACTTTTAATCCAAAACTATGTATATACTCATAGTAAATGGAGGTCTTTAAAATGTGCCAAATAGCTTGGATAGCTGGAATTATTGATGGAGAAGGTTGCATATATGGGAAGTGTCTCAAGCCTGGGCATACGACTGTGATGCTTAAATTGGATGTCCAATCTGTTTCGAAGCGCATGATTGATGAATTAGAGACGTTTTTCATAATGCAAGGAGTCGAATATCGACGGCTCCCCACCGTACTACACAAACTTAGCACACGACCTGCGGAAAGAATTGTTGTTTGGAAAAAGCGAAGTTTATTAAAACTTCTCACAATCCTTTCTAGGTATTTAGTCGTCAAAAAGCCAGAAGCTTTACGGGTGATGGAATTTCTTTCCAAATCCTGTAAAGTGAAAAAATATTTTGCAACTGCTGCTGACTTAACCATTATCGACGACCTCAAAAGACTAAAAAGAGAAGCATAGTTTCAATCCTCTTAGTTATTCAATGCTGCTCTCGCAGCAAGGCGACTCGTTAAAATCGATAAATCGTAAGTGATCTGTTCTCCGGCATCCGATTCCAAATCGGTTATCTGCCAGATCGGTTTGGTCGGGACTTCGCCCTTGCCCATAAACTTCCGTGTCCAATAACCTTTTCTGCCGACGTCGACCGCAAGATTTCCGGAGTATCTCTTGACGGCCTTAGCGTCGTTCAGACCAATGATAGTCTGTCCCATAATTTGTACCTCCCTTTAAGAGTAGTATAAGACCGTCCTGGGCCAATTATTTAGGGCTTCTGCCCTACACTTTGCTGCTTAAAATGCTGAATCTCTATAAACTTGTTGGCGGTTATTTTGAGCACCGCGTTCCTTCCAGCCTTTTCAGTCAGGAAAACCGACACGTCATAAGGCTTGTCCGACGCCGGCACTTTCAAGACCAATTCGTCGCCAACCTTGATTACTTTTATCAAACAACCCACGCTATTCACTTGTCTGCCCTGTCAAGATACGCTTGGCGTGTCTTATCGGGCATCCTTTCCAGAGCGTTCTCGTATGCTTCTCCTGACAGTTTGTCGATCAGCGCAAAACTATCGTCAATGCCGTCCATGTTTGTAGCCGCTGCGGGCACATCCGCCAGAGTCTTTAGGTCCGGTTTCTTTGCCGACGGTTTGTTTGTTTTATCCGGTATAACCTCTTTCTTTCCCGCGGGCTTGATTCCAAAAGCCTCCTTTACCGCTTTGTCAGCTTTGACTAATACCTGCATACCCGTAAGATTAGAGTTTGCGGGATCGCCGGTTATTGATTTAACCATTTCCGTCAATGCGCCAAACAGGGCATTGCTCTTAATTTTTGCCGCGGCGTCGACTGCCTTTGAGGACATATACTCAGGCTTGGCGTTGAGAAAGTGAATCTGCTCTTTTTTCCAAAGCAAATCGCTCTTTTTCTCTTCCACCGCAGCCTTAGACGCTTCCCACTCTTCCTTTGCGGCGGCGTTGACGTCCATCGTGTGCTTTATGATCTGGCGGTTTAGTTTATCCCTGCCGTTCTGGTATTCATCCGCCGTAAGATCGCCATCGTCATATTTCGCTTTAAGCTCTTTAAACTTTACTTGAATTTCCGGCGATATAACCTCTTCTATTTCCTCCGGTTTATCAGGGACTTTCGGCATTTCCGCTTCTGTCAGTGTCGGCCGGAAAGTCAAAAGAGTGTCGTCAGTTACTTCCACGACTTCTTCTTTCTTGTTCGCTGCGTCAGCGATCTTCTCCGCCTCTTCAATCTTGGCAATCTCTTCAACTGTCTTGCCTTCGGTCTTTGCCCTTTCTGCTATCCGGGCATCCTCGGCGTCCTTCTCTTCCGCTGCCCTCTCCTCTGCCGTTTTGTTTTCCTCAGCAATCGCCGCAAGAGCGTCTTTCTCTTCCTGCGTCAATTTCTTTTCTTCCGGCTCCGGATCATCTTCCGGATTTTTGATACTATCCAGAATCCCGGCCTTCTCTTCATAGGACAAATCCTGCCACTCATCAACGGAGTATCCATCCGGCGGAGCATCAATGTTGGTAGGTATTTCGATATCCACTTTCACTTCTTCCTCTTTGGCTTTCGTAACCATCCTGTTTTCCTCCTAATCCTTAAAGTTTAGCCTAGTGTATACGCGTACACGTCGCCTTTGTTGGTTGTGATGTAGGCAACCCCCGAATAAACAGCTATATTCGTAATCCCTTCGCTTACCAGATCCAAAGCCAAACCTTCAGAGGCGGCAGTTGAAAGCGTAAAGGAATACACCCTGCCTTTGTCGGTGCATACCAAAAGGTGTGTGCCGTTAATCGCCATATCGACGATTTTTTCAGTTACCGAAGCCACAATGCCGGCATAAGCACCGCCAGAGATCGTATATTTATGAATTTTGCCATTATCCCCGGCTACCCATAAAGAAGTGCCGTCTGATACTATTGCCGTCGGTTTTACTACTTGCGGGGCGTATGCCTGCCCCGTCCCGGTGAAAGTCTGAGTTGCCATTTTATAATTCCTCCCTAAAGATTAATTGTTAGTTATCGCCGCCTTTTTTACCAAGAGCAATCGCGTGTTTAGTTTCGGCCAGTTTGCCCCTATTATCCTCAAGTCTCTGTGTGGCCAGCTTGTGAACCGCTTTGAGTCTTTCCGGATTCCTGTGAACCACATGGTGACGAATGACCGCGTCTAAATCCTGACGTGCTTCCAGTTCCTTGTCTTCCTCTTCCCGTGAAGTAGGGACTTCTATTTTGCCCGTTTTTCTCTTTGCTTTCTTTTCCCACCCCATAATGATCACCCCTCATTGCGGAATTCCACCTCTGTTTTATTGTGTTTTTTATGATTGCAAGTTCGGCAAGCAACCCCTAAATTATTGTATTCGTTAGTGCCTCTTTCAGTGTTTGCCTCTCGCCACTTTTTGTTATATTCGCTTTTCGTCATTGTTTATTAACCGTATTTTGAGCGCCCGGCTGTTCTTGCCCTTCAATCGGCGCTGCTGCCGCCTCCGCGAAAATATTGTCTGCTGCCGCCGCCAAAGCCGGGTTTGCTTTTAATACTCCGGCCACTTCCAACGCATTTAAGAAGCCTTGAAGTTTTACCATGGCACCATCGATTTGATCTTTGTCCGCTTTGTTTTTCAGTCCAAGGGCCTTATTCTGCTCAATCGCCAGTTTCGCCTGGATAAGAGCCTGTTGAATTTGCTGGTCTTGCTGTTGCTTCTGCTCTTGGGCCTGTTTCTGTTTAGCGGCTTCTTGTTTCTCTTCTGGTGTTTGTTCGTCTTCCGGAGCCTGCTGCCCGTTAATCTTCCTGATCCGCGCCACAACTTCATCTTTTACAGACAACTCGTCCATAAGCTCAAAAGCCAGGTCAAGAAGCGCAAGCGCCACATTCGGCATGGACTTCGAGAAGTTTGTGATCAGTTCCATGAAAGTAGCCAGCATGGACTGTCTGAGCGTATCCTTGAAGCTCTGCTTGCTGACGATGTAATCAGCCTTGCTTTCGGTAATATTGTTGAGGATTTTTCCGTCTTTCTTCTCGTTGATCTTAACGAAGTCGTCTTTATTTTCGTCTCCGGTGACACGGTATTCCTTTTCCTCGTCGTAAAACTGCTCAATTAGTGACAGCCGTGTTTCTCCTTCCAACTGTAAGGCTAGGTAGTAATTATCAAAGGGCACCGCACTTGTCGTATGCCCTTGTTCTTGAATGTTTTGGATTGCCTTCCCCGAAAGGTCTTTGCGCACCGTGCCTTTGTTTTCAGGAGTGACGCCGGATATTGACTCGATAAACCTCTCGTCGTCTCTCGACATTTCAAGATCCGCGGAAGCTAAATCTTTTTCGTCCTGTATCTTAAACTTGTCCATTTTGCCGGCTTTGACTTCTACATATCCATCGGGCTTATTTACTTCTTCATAAGCCTCTTTCTTGTCATTTACAGCTCCTTCTTCCGCAATTATTCTATTGCTGGTAAGTCTGAATAATGCACGGGACCGCCTCTTATTGAGGTCGCTTTGAGGATCCCTGAGGTCACGAATGACGCCGTAAGGCATATTGTCGCGCTGCCGACGATAACAAAACATCGGAACGAAAGGGAATCTGTTATGATTATACGGCGTAAGATCGTCCTGAAGGAGAGTACCGCCAGCCCAAATTGCCTGCCGCACTGTTAATATTCTGGCGTCGGTCAGGGTGAAATAGCCGCCGCGGACTAGGTATTGATGATCTGCCATGGTAGGCCGGAAGATAGCGCCATTAAGAGCACCATAAGGAGTGTCTTCGTCACGCATTTTAAGTATTTTGACATTATCGGGTATTCGGTACCAGGTTTCGACCAATTTCAAGCGTTCCCTCATGCCGTCGTAGTTCCCGCCGAAGAGGGCGTCAAGGTCGCTTTCCAAGTCGAATTCCGAAGCTACGTCGGTAATTACGGCGTCGTCTGGTAGGTAGGGATAAAGGGAATTCACGCCTTCGGCCACCACTTTAAGTCTGTCTTCGCGTTCAGGAAACATTCCGATAGCTATATCTAGGTCAACCCACTTCTCGCGGATTTCGAAACGCCAGTCTGATCCGTCAAGAGAAAGGCCAAGATGGTCATACCACATATTACGCCAGCGCTCTTGCCTCATAAAAATAGGTTCGTCGTCGTTGCTCCTGACACCGTTTTCCAGCCAGCCTAATCCAGCTTTTATGCTTGATTCAAAAGCCTGGGATTTCTCGTACTCGCCCTTGGAAGTGTCCGAAGTGTATTTCATCAGCTTGGTTTTAGTCTTTGCTGTGTCCGCTCCGGCTTTTTTCCTTGGGAGTACACGACTGTCGATACGCGCCTGCCTTTCAGTCCCCAGCATCCAGTTGATTGTGTTCTTGGTTACGTTAAAGACAAGCGGTGGCTGGTTTCGTTCTGTGAGGATGTGCAGGTCTTCCGGTTCAAGCTGGATCCCGTCATAGAAATCTTCATCAATAGCCATTTCCATACGGTTGTCAGACTGAGCGACGCGGGCCTGCCGGCGCCAGTTCATCAGTTTGCGGAGACGTTCTTGATAGGGAGCTGTGTCTAGGTAGTGAGTCTTTGACGAAGTAAACGAATCCGGCGCCTTCTTGTCCTTCAGAAGAGCCGACGGTACGCCCGTTTGGAGTGTTTCACCTCTTGTTATTTCATCCAACTAACCCACCGTAAGTAGAAAACCATTCAAAATAAGTTCTTAACTAGGTGGATTTATAATAACATAAGATTTAATTTTTGATGGGTAACGTATGGTAAAGAATTGTCAACTGATAATTATGTCGTTTATAGATATATTTCTGCCGTTTTTAAGCTCGAATTCTATGAGTTCATGGACGAAAATGAGAGGTTTTTCAGCATATCCAGTACCAATTCTGTGAAGAGGGAATTTATTACGCTTTATATAAGCCAGAACGCTAGGCCAAGTGGTAATGCCATAAAGACGATCAAACACCGGCTGAATTTCCTTGCGCCCTATTAGCCTGGAACGGTCGATGGTCATAATCTCTCCCATAAATAATAACCATTTTTCATTTTAACAGGCGTGTCTTGCTGTTCGGAAATACCTTTATTATCCCTAATCGACATACTATAAGCAAGGTGGGCATCGGCCATTTCTTGTAATAGCTTCCCTATAGTTCGCGTTAGCGACGCGTCACGGCTTTCACTATATTTAACTAATAATTCATAACGCAGGAGGACATCTTCGCTTTTTCGGTACGTTTTTAATTTATATCGATTATCAAGAGCTTCCTCAACTTCAACCTCTGCCCTTTTCATTTCTTTCTTCGCCCTTTTAATTTCTTCTTTTAGTTTTGTATTTTGCCCTTTTAAATAGCGGAGATCTTTTTGAGGCATAAGGTCGAACATTTTGCAAATCTTCTTTAGAAATATATTCTTTAAAGTTTCAACTGTCATCAGTCCACCCTCCTGAAGTTAGTTAGGCCGTCGTTTATTTCGGTTAACTTCTCGCAGTATACCTGCTCATGGTGTCGCAACGGAGTATGCCCATTGTCGTAACTATCAATTTCCATAGCCAATTTAAGCGCGTCAATCTTCCTCTGACCCTCCAGCATCCAATAACAAAACCCGTCATGGTTCGCATTGTCGGTAAAGGCTTTTGCATAGGCTCGCTTGCCATTGACCATAACGTAATGATTGTGCTCGAAGATAATGTCCTCGCGGTAAATAATGCGGTCATGTCCTAGTCTGCGCAGGATATCGTAAGTATGGTGAATATGATCGTCAACCCGATAATACTGATAAGCTGGATGGACTAGATAACCGACGATTTCAACCGATCTCCGGGAAATAATAGGAATCGTAAAGAGTGCGCCCATTTGCATTAGGTCGTTAATGCCGACTAAAAGGATTTGATCAGGATATTCAGCAAACATCCTTTTGAATTCTTCATCCCAGCCCTTCGTATGGATAATGTAGTCGTCGCTCATACCCGATAGTATATTACCCTCGGTTTCTTTGAGGTAGAACTCTGTTTTCATGGCCGAAGAGTAGTTCTCGTCGAATACGAATGTCTTGATATTGAGCCTTGGATGGGTGAAATGATGGCTGTCTGGATCATCCTCGTGCGTCACCAGCACGACTTCTAAGTCCTCCGGATTGCTGGCGGTGTCGACAATGTTCTGCAAGACGCCGGGCATCCGCTCCGGGTGGTAACCGGTTTGAATGGAAAAGGTTATTTGAGACATTACTCTCCAGTTAAAAGGTCAGTTTCGTTAAGCGTCAGCTCTTTAGTAATCTTCTGCCCGTCGATCGTCATAACCACTTCGCCCACTGCCACCGTGCTTTCCGGCTGGATTGCATTTACCGGAATATCTTTAATTAATTCCAACTTATCATGTATCCACAACATTAATTGCAGTGCTGCTATAACCGGAACAGGCGGCTTTTCTATGATGTTGATTTCGCATAAATAATGGGATAAATTATATCCGACACACAACATTATCCTTTCGGCTTTATTTAACCTCTCCGCAAAATAGATATGCGCCCTTTCGTAAGCTATTTTTTGTAAATCCTCCGACGTAATTGGCCGGTATTGTTTTTCTCCGATTCTCACTTTATGCTGTTTGGCAAAATGTAAATCAAGCTGGTGTGGAATTAATACGCTATTATTAAAGTCCTCTATATCTAAAGCAATTATCAGGGGGTCTAAGTTATCTTTTGGATCAAGAAACTTCCACATAGCGTTATCTTCAATGAAAAAGGAATGCTTTAAATACGATTCTCTATAGACATACATTCCAGGCGTCCACTCTTCAATACCATCAGCACGGCCAATAAGTTTCATACCGCCCAAGCGATATGTTAGCTTCGGTATGTAATTAATCATCGTCTTTCTTCACCTCCCCAACTTTCTTACAGACGTGATTCGGTTTAATGGTCTTGTGCAGGTAGCTGCCCATGGACTCCGCCGCGTGGAGCTCGGCCACTGTCTTTGCTGGTACGTCCAGGTATTGATAAAGGCCTCCGTTCTTATACTCAATTTCCAATGCCTTAGCCTCGTTGTCATACCCTACTGATTTTATGTTCGACGATTTAACGCTGATTCTGTCCATGAGTCCTCCGTTTTTTATTGTTTTTAATGCTTCTTTCTATTGCCTTTACGATAAACATCCCCGGATTTTCATTAAAAAAACAAGGCGCTTCTTTCTTAAATATCCTGTCAAAGTTTTTCCGGTAAGCGTCAGTCGCCGGTGGCGTTCGGATATCGTTCATTGTCCCACCTTGATATACCCTTTCGCTATGAAGTCCTTTTCAACCTTCTCGGCAAATAGTCTGAGGTTCTTTAAGAATTTGTCCGCAGGCTGGCCAATAGAAGTGGTGAAGCCGGTCTGCTCATACTCGTCGTTGTCATTCTTAAAGTAAAAGCCGAAAAAGACCTTCTCTTTCCCGTCGTCGCTCTTCAAGGCTCCGTCAAACAGTACGCCCGCTATTTTCATTTCTTCCTCTTTTTCACGATATGTCTTACGGTGCAAATGTTCCCAATCTTGGAAAGTAAGACTCCAGCGGAGATTAACTGGCGATAGTCGATAGTGAATGTATCGTCCGAATTCACGTCAGTAGCCAATATCCTCTCTGTAAGCGTGACGGCGTTTTGTTTTACTGTGGCTTCAAACATGCCCCTGAATTCAGCTTCCACAATCTTCGTAATCTTATCTTCCTCTTCAGGTGTTATTCTATAACGCTTTCTTATTGAACTCATCTTGACCTCCTAAAAGCAAATTGTCGTGCAGTGCTTGCCTTCATCGTCGCAATCTGTATGGCAAATCGTTATATCTCCTGCCGCCGTTAGTACCACAATCAACAATAATAATGCAAATATCCGTTTCATTATCTGCTCCTCCAAGTTCCACCGCTCCGGCGGAAATCCTTTTTGTGCTGTTGTTTTAACTTGACCGTGGCAATAGACGCCAGAATAACTGCGTCGCCTTTATCCGGGCTCCGGCCGATCCGTTTCTTTATCTCGTCCTTGCTTTCAATCAGGATACCGCTGGCCGTCAGCTTCCACCGCGGCGCGCATAAGTCGGCTTTTAACTCACTATCCGGCGGCAATGCCAAGTTCTCACCCTTCACCGGCTCCAATGCCTCACGAAAGCGCCACATCAAAAACGATCTGTTGTTGCGAAACTTCATCTGGCCGCTTGCCTTATCAAACTGGTCCTTTGACCGGTCTGTTTCGGCGTTGTTAATTCCCTCGACCTGCACGCCATTCTCTTTTAAAAAGTCGTAAGGGCTGCCGCCTACGCCACCAATATCGATATGAATAGGCGCCGCGTCCCGAAGCTCCGCGACAATCAATCCAGCGACAATCTGTCCATTTGGCGTGTCTGACCCAGGAAAGGATTTAACATGATCAAACCATGTGCCGTACCTGGGAGCTAATTGCGTCTTATCAGCACCGCCGCGCGCCACGTCAACGCCAAGGGAATCCATGGGACCGGTCTGACCTTCCGGTTTCCACCTAGCCATCGCCTGCTCTACCCAGCCAGTAGGGATAACCTGAAACACATTATCAGACTTCCCGGCGCTGAAATCTCCCTTTAGCATTTGAGAGCGTAGCGGTTCGGGCAGGGATTGAAGTTGTGCCTGATAGCCCGTTGACATTAAGAAAGGATTATCTTCAACACGGGAGGGGATAAAGGTTCTGCTTTGAGGTTTAATTAGCTCGCCTTTGTGAAAAAACGGGCTGCCGCTTTCGACCGGTGTATCTACGCTGTCAATCATCGCGTACCAGCGCAATTCTCCGGGTTCCGCCGGGAAAGGATGAATAGGATCTAGCCATGGAGCCCAATACTTAACAATCCATTCTCCTTCCGGGTCTGTTGGAGGATTGCCAGAACATATTACCCTGCACCTCAAACCTTGTATCGTGGTACGCAACCACCCAATAAGAAACCTGAATTGTGATTCAGCAAAATGAGGAATTTCATCAAATCCGATAAAGTCATGCGGGCGCCCCTGATATTTTATTTCATCCCCAATAACATTACAGCTCCCAAACTCAATCTGCCTGGTATCTGGAAATCGTAATATATCGTCCTGTCCGTTCCAGCTTTTACGGGATTTAAGAATATCATCCAAAAGCCTGTTTTGAATACCTAAAAGTTGCGTTGCTTGGCGCCGGAAGATTATTGACTTCCATGATTGGTTTAAAGCCACTCCAAGAAGCAAATCCGTCTTTCCGCCGCCGGCAGCGCCGCCGTAATAAAGAATATCCGCCTTGCAATTATAGGCGTCCTCTTGCGGCCCGGGAAGTGGCGTCCATATCGGGAGGTTGGGAACCACCGTCTTAGCTAGGCTTTGCCTCTCTGCTTCCGGTAATTGGTTTATTAATCTAGTTAAAGCACTAATCTCGTTGTGTTTCATTTTCCCCAGCAGTCACTTCTATTTGTTTCAGATCTTGTTTATCGTCTCGGTGCCGTAGAGCATAGGCGATCTTTACCGCCAGCTCCATGGGTGTGATATTGATATTAACCGTATTACCCTCCAAAGGCTGGCCATTAGGGCCGTACTGCTCAACCTCATGTTTATCACGATAAGGCGTCTCTGCATTATTCTTTAGCCAAAAGATAGGACCGCCCGCGTTCTTACCTGCTAATAAATATTCCTCAACATTCATTTCAACTTTTCGCCGCGCCTTTTTTATAGCGTCCGAAAACCTATCTTTTTTACTATACTGACATAAAGTTTCTCTGCTCATATTAAGAGTTAAGGCTAACCCCATCATAGTATATGGCTGATTCTGGTACCGACTATTAGTCGCCGTAACATTGCCTTCTTTATCAGTAACTTCAACAACCTTGTCAATCCAACAGGAATCAAAATATTCATCAATTTTCTCTTGAAGCTCACGCACTGTTTTAAATAAAACGGGACGACCACCTTTTAACCCATTTATGGCGGAAGATTTAGCTTTTCTCTTGGATTTTCCTTTTTGTTGATTTTGTGATTTCTTTACTGCTTTGGTCATTTAAGGCGCCCATGCTGCACTTAGTAGTCCGTCAACTTGTCGATAAAAATCACGAATAGCACGCCCTGATTCCTTCATTGATTGTTTATCAACAACTGCTTCATTGCACGACGGACATTCATAAATAACATAATTAGGATAATGTAATTTGTTCCCCTTATATTCAAAGGTCTCTGTTACTACCTTTCTACGCAATCCATCCTGCCCACATAATGGACATTGGCCTCCTTCTTTATACATCATGCCTCCTTGCCGGTTCCTACATTTTTATATTTTTCTCTATACGCATCCATAAGAGAATAATCATTTTTGAACTTCATAAAATTTCTTGCCTTCTGATATTCTTTCCTTTTTGGAGAAGTTGTCCGCCAATTTTTTTCTCTATCAGCCCTGCATTTTTTACAGTATAATTTTCTTTTTACAAAAAGCGCTATTGCTTTTACTATAATATCATCTCCACAACCAGCGCACGCCGTATGAGTTGTTTCCCCTTTTTTATTCTTCATAAAATTTCCAAGTCTTTTCCCGCAGCGCCTACCTGTTTCTTCGTGCTGTTTTTTTAACGCAGGCATTAAACCAAACAAAGGGGTTTTATTCGCATACCTTGATTTCTTTATCGCTTTTTTTAAAGTATAAATAACTTTCTCTTTATACATATTATAAATATTATTACCGTTTTTCTGCATAAGCGTTTTTGTCTCTGCCCCAACTAGCCCCATTCCTAAAGGTATGCCATATTTAATTTTATAATCAAAAGGGCTCATTTTATGGACCCTTACTATATGTGTATATAATCCCCTGAATTCTCTGTAACATAAAAGGCAGGTTATTTTTTCGTGGTTGAAGTATTCTTTAATCTCTTCCATTGTTTGAAATTTAGTGTACATATCAAGACTCCTTCTCAAACTTTTCCTCCAGCCATAATTTTATATTCACCGGCGGCGGCTTTGGTATGCTGTAAATTATATCCAGGATCTTCGCCGTATCAGCCCCAGCTTTAACGTGAGACTTCACAAAGAGAGTTAAAGGCATTAAACTCGGTAATGAAGAGAATATTCCTGAATGAATTATTTTGATAATGTCTTGTACGCGGGGGCGAGCCCAAAACGGACTCTTACATTTTGGGCAGCAGATCGGCATTGCGGGGTCTTTGCATGGCGCATGAATTAGCTTCGCCGGTACCCATTCGTGATTACATCGGTAGCAGCGATATCCTATCACTGTAATTATTACTGACATAAATTTATTTTACTCCTAAAAAATTAAATTGCAAACTTTTTTTACCCATTCCAAAACAGTTCTTCCACTTTCTTAAATTCCCGCTTTGCCGCTTCAACGGAGAAGGGCACTCCGAATATATCATAGAAATATAAATACCTTTGCTTGAAATACTTAGTAAACCCCTCTACCTTACTGCGGTTTAACTTCTCCATCGGCAGTCTGTCATCGCCTGCGCTCTTGCCTGATTTGTTCATTTCTGTCCCCTAAAATTAACCGTCAGTTTTACCTGTCCACTCTAAGGCGTTTTCCGTATATGATGTCTCTAATAACTCAAAATATTCATCAGGGTTTTCTACAATTAACCGCATGTATTCGGTCATTGCCATGCGTTCAACAGGACTTTCGTATATCACTTCCATTCTCTTTTTATAGGCTGTTTTAACTACCTGAGTTATTTTATAAGTTACACTCATAGCTTACGACCTTCCTTGTAGTTTTCGTACTTATCCAGCGAACAATTTAATAACTCAATTCGTTCGTTTCTGCTATTCTGTGGCCTGTCTTTGATTAATTTCTCCACTAACTCAATCGCCTCCTCCCCTTGTTCAAGGCGGAGTAGCAAGACTGGCTCATATATAGAGTCATAATCAGTATCGTTGCTACCCGATACCCAAGATTCTGACATTAAGTGCCTTACAAGGTCTTTATTTGATATTTTTTCCAGCTCTTTACTCATAACGTTTCCCCTCCTTCCTGTGATTTAGTCATTTAAAGTCCATTACGGTCTGCTGCTCTTTTGTTTTTTGCTCTCTCTAATGCAAGTTCTAGTTGCTCGACCGCTGATGGCCAATCTCCCTCAAGGATACATTCTTTATAATTCAAATCTGCCTCAACGTGATTTAAATCATCAAATAGCTTGTCGATAAACTTTCGCTCAAAGGGAGTTAGCTTTGGGTTCTCTATAACTCTCTTAAATTGCTTATATCTTTTACACCAATTACAATTACATTCGCTCATACACCTTCACCACGGAACATCGTCAACAGGGACATTCGCTTTTTACCCAAAGACGGATCAAGCTCAAGTAATAATCTTTTCAATGCGTCTATGGCGGCGTCCTTATCTCCTAACACAACTTTAACCGGCCAGCTTTTATCTTGAAATTCATCGCGTCCTTTTTGATACTTCGCCCAAACCGGGAAAAGTTTATCATCACCCGCTCTTAATGCTTCGATTACGTCCCTTTATATTCCTCCAACAAAACCCCGTTTTTATTGCCAGTTCTTATGCTATCCATTTTCTTCTATCTCCTTATATTCGGTTTCAATAGTTATTTCGTAATTGTCCCTTTGCCCGTTAAAATAATTCATAACAACTTGGGGGCGCACTCCGTGTTTATCAGCCAATCTATGACAGAAACATACCCACGCTTGACGTTTTGAATAAGCATTACAATAAAGAATATAAAGTTCCCTATTATAATTAAACATCCCCTTCCAAACCGCCTTAATTCGTGCGCCCTGTTTTGACATAACTTAATAATTCCTCAAGATCATTAGCTAATGCTTTAATACATCTAATATCGCCATAAACCTTAGTTTCGGAAATAAATTTAAAGATCTGATTATATAACTCATTAAATTTGTAAGCCTCTGTTTCTTCTTTTAAAGCACCATCAAAATCAGTCCAATATCCTTTTTCTTTAATGGTTTTAATATAGTCATAAAGATATGGACAAGCGGCAAACCATTCTCCTTTCATTCTTCTATTTCTAAAACAATGATGAAGGTGTTGTTCCACTTGATTTGCTTTTTCATCCTCAACCTCAAAAGTATGGATTATGTTTAATTTCCTTGCATTTCCGTTTTGTAATGACACCAACCGATTTGCTATGTTACTTGTTTGCCCTATTTTTATGGCTCGTGTTTTACCTTCCGGCATTTCTTCTTCTATAAAATATATAATCATTCGTCATCTCTCCTTTCCCATTTTTCTGAACCAATAAACTTCAGTCCATTAATCAACTTGAAATCCTGTTCTAATTTATTGGGATTAATTTTAGAGTTTCTCCAATTCTTTGCTTTAGTTATTTTTATATTGTTAGGTTTTAAAGATAAATATAATCTGGGTAAATTCTTAGTTCTTTCTCCGCCTTCACCCTCATCTCTGCCTTTTGGTTTCTGTAAAGCAATAAAGGCAATACCGTTTTTCAACGCCATTCCAATTTTCTTAATATGACCAGCCATCCTATAAAAATCTTCGAACAATTCAAGATAGTCTATAATATTAATATCATTAGGAAATAAAACCTGTTCGAAATCTTCGTAATGTTCGTAAAAATTAAAATGTGGGTGTGTCGGTGCTTCAGGCCAAAAATCGGTTGTCCTATCTAAAAATTCAGCCTTTCCCATTTCTGTGCTAAAATAATGAACTTTATAGCGATCTACATTTTTCTTGGCAAAATTTATTAAGTAGGCACTTTTTCCGCTGTCTGTTTCCCCAGCTATAACATAAACACATCCCGGCATCGGCTTTATAAACTTTTCTATTCCCAAGGGAAAATCAATCGGGAGGTCTCCTATTAAATCTGACGTGTCTGCAAGGTTAATCCTCTTTAAACTTTTATTTATTATTTTATAATTCCCCACAACCCCCGGCTCTTTATCTAAAATACGATCTTCCCCTTCAGAAAGTCTCTTTAAAATGATAGAAGCGTTCTTTTTATCCTGTCTTGTAGTCAGTTGTAGATGATTATAGACACTTTGTAGATTTATTGTGCCGCTTTGTGGACAAAGCCAATCCTTAATTTCTTGTGCTAAAGTGTGATCTCGCTTTTCTCCGAACTTCAAAGCAGACATAATTTTTGTTTCAATTTCGTTTTCTGGGAAAGGTGGATTACAGTTTTTTGCAAGAATACTGACTACTTGTCTTATCTCTTGTTCCGGTGTCCGTGAAATTACCAGTTGATTTGCAATGTGAAAAATGTCTTGATCTCTATTTCCTTGCCGAAACATGTTGTAGTCACTTGTAGACGTTTGTTGACTTTGTAGACTATTATTTTTAGAATTGTCTACATCTCTATATATGTATTTATTTATATATAAAAGATATTGCGTCGGGACGGCGGCAAGCGGCGTATCAAAAATTGAGTTGACCCATTGATAAGCGGTTCCGTTTCCGTTGATGGATGGTGGTGCAATAATGTAATTACCTTCTGAGCGAAAATCTATTGATATGTCTCCATGTGATCTACCGCCTATGTCGAAGTTATCGGGATATGAAAAGTAAAGGTGCTCTCCTTTTTGGGGAGAAAGTGATGTTGCGGTTACAAGGGAGTCAGGAAAGAATTGTAATGCTATTTCATCATCAAAGTTTTTCTTATATCTGTCAAGATCAGCAACAAATAGATTTGATACTTTTCCCGTGACAAGGCCAATGTTAGCATTAGGCCATTTTGTCCACCATTGCGTGATCTGGTTTTTATCGGCTCTTTTTGTCTGGTAGGGAGTCCACTCTTTTATTTTAGTGGGTTTTTTTTGCCCTTCCCAGATAGGTATGACCGAAAATCCCAGATCGCAATATTCTAACGCGGTTTCTAACAATACGTTACCCATATCTATTTTTCGCGCAAAAAAAGGCCGATAAAGTGGGGAGCCGGGCATGGATACCCTGCTTTCTCTATCGACCCTTTAATGCGCTGTCCTTTTGATTTTTCCATTTAGATGACTCCCCAGCCAAAATACATCCTACTCTCTTTTTATATATAAATCAAGAGATATTATTCAAGTTCCTTCAGCCAATATTCTTTCCATTGTTGGTTATTCTTTACGGTTTGGGCGCGCATCAAAATAAGTCTGTCCAGCTATTCCGATGAACGCCTGCATTTTGGGATCGCTTGTAGAATCGTAGTCATGTGGAAAATAGAAAGTTTCTTTGCTCATTTTTTACACTCGATAATTTTAATAGCGTAATGTTTTTCCGCTTCGTTTACGGGTAAAAGAAATCCTTGCGAAGTGGCAATTTGAACTGTTTTATATTTATTAGATTTAGATAATAAAATTAATTGTTTTTTACTTAAGATAAATATTCGTTCCATGTCTCCGATAAGATAAAGCCACGTGTTGTCATTACGAAAGATGCCGGAAGGATAATAATTGAGTTTTGCTTCGGTGGATTTTTCTGCTGTTTCTATATATAAATTACCAGTCTTTTTATAATTATTATCATTTTTTATTTCTAGTCCAGCCTTGTTTTCACCAATTAAGACCTGAAATTCTTTAGAGGAATACGATATCAAAGGCAATCCTATTTTATAAAGTTCCTCAATTACAAAATCCTGATAATATAACCCTTGTTTAAGTTTCTCTTGATAATAGGCATTCATTTTTCATTACCCCAATAATCCCATCCATCCCTTTTATTCCTTGCAAACAATTCTATTTTTTTCCCAGAGTACAGTGTTTCTATTATATTGTAAAACTCCTCTGGTTTTTTGGAATGTTCCGTTTTTTCAATACTCTGAACACTATCAAAGAGTTTAAGATTGTCGGGCGTACAAGAACCTTTTGTAGCTATTAATAAAAATTCGTGTCTTACGGAATTATAATGCCCCATATTATGTTTAATCTTATCCCAGACAAAAGAGGTTTTATATTTAAAACCCCAAGCATTTATAACCGTAAAAACCTCTTCCAAAAAAGGTGACGTAACCCATATAAATAAAACAGAGTTAATGTCGGAAAGATCGTTAACAGAAAGAGCACATATTTCCTCAATAGACATTGTTTGTAAATATACATCATCAACCCCGCGACTCTGTATAGCACCGTTTTCGCAAGTGTCATTGTATTGCCAGGCAGGATCGGCATAAATCACCTGATACTTTCCCTTAGGTAGATTTTCATTAATCGGGCGATTATCTTTTTTAATTTCGTTTCTTAATTCACGCACACTTAATTTTTCATCAACGGCTTTTTTTAAGAAGGTTTCTTGCTTGTCGGATGGAAGATATGCTACTTGTTGATGATGAGAAAAAGACAAATTGCCATTACGTAATGGCTTTTCTACGCGTTCTGCTACAGCTTTTAAATTACTTAATGTGCCTTTATCAATTCCGACTTCTTCCGCAACATCATCATACATACCCCATTTTTGTTGCCGGTATGCCAAACAGTCGCCAAGCCAGAACTGGACACATCCCTCAACCATTTTTAATGATTTAAAAACGTGCATCCATTCATCTTTAGAAACTTCCCTTTTAAATCTAAGGCTTGTTTTTTCTAATTGGCAATAACTATCTATTGTTACAAGATCGTTCATTTATCCTCATTCGCCAAAAAAAGAACCGTCCAGTGGCGTAAGGTGGGCAAGGATGCCCAGACTTCTGAACGGCTCTCTTAATGGCTTTAATTGTAATAGTTAACATTTTTTACCTTACGCCTGAGATGTCTTATACCCTAACTAGATATATAAATCAAGAGTTATTTACACGGGGGTATTTCAGGTCGCTCTATTGCGTAACGTATTCTATTGCAAGTTCCAACGATTCCCGCCATTGTTCGTCATCTTCTGCTGGTTCATTATCATAAATAAACTGTTCAAGCGGATTTAGTTTTTCGCTATGATCTATTTTGTCACTTACTTTGTCCCATGTTGGTAATGTTAGACTCATAATGTTTTCCTTATATCTACTCCAGATCCTTCAGCTTGGCCTGTAATTCGTCATACATAATGCTTTTATAAGCCGTTTTAGTTAGACCGAGTTTCACAAGAAAATCTTTACAGTTACCCGATCTCTCTTGTAGGTATTTAAGAAAATTATTTTTAACTAGATATTCGTCTATTCTATGTTTTCCGAAAGGAGTTTCGGAGTTTTGGTGACAACCATATTTACAAACTGGGAGCCCATTGCGCCAATCATAGCGGAGTAAAAACATCTTACGTTTCACAATATGATGATCTTCAATTTCGACTTGTCCTTTTGGCAGGCCGCAGAAGAAACAGCAATTCCCGAAAAGTTTAAGGACGACTTCGCGCCGCAACCTTAATAAATTAGAATCACTTAATCCCCTCAAAACACCCTCTCAATAACAGCCCACAAAATAAGGATCAACAAAAGTGCCATTACCCAAGCGTCTTTAGACATCAAAACTCCTTAAAACTCAACGTAGCATTTTAATTAAGTAATCAGCACCAAATTCCACTTATTGCTCTGTTGGGCTTACCTTATCGGCTCCCACTTGATAAATCGCTTTATAATCTTTGTCGTTATTTTAACAGGAATTCCTATTCTAATCTGGAAACCTGATAAAAACTTTACGACCTTCCACGCTGTCCCTGGTTTCATTTTAATCATCTTCGTCAACACCTTCATAAGCGGCCGATACATAGGCAAAATTATCAGCTGCAATCACTTGTTCTTCATAATCAAAATGAATATTAAATATTCCTTCATTCCATGATTCGGTTTTTTTTGTAAAAATATATTCTTGAAATTTATCGCTTTCAAAAAGATCTTTATCGTTAAGCAAAATAAAATACGAATCATCTTCCGAATAGTAACGGCAAGAAGCACTATTTGTATTAAACTCTTTCTTTATTTCTTTTATTATTTTTTCTATATTATTCATTAACAAAATTGCCCAACAAGGGCAATGCAGCCGATCGCTACGCTCACGCTGAGCTTAGCGTTATATTTTTAATATATCAGCCAATTCTTTGTACCTTGCCAATATCTTACTAGCTGTATCAATCCCCTGATTGAGAATTGCTGCCAGTAACAACTTTTCTCTTATCGCTGGCAACATGATTGTATTGTGAGTATCCCATTCATTTATATTTAATTCTCTTAAAACCTGCTCTTTATCCATTTTCAAAACCTCTATGAGAACTGACCTGACTTACGAAGGGATTGCGACTCGGGCAAAGTGGTTGATATGGGCGATTTAAGCATCTATTTGCTGAGATCATTATCGAAATACTACCGGTTAATATCTATTACCTGATGCCACGACCACTATGTGCCCTTATTCTTTTGTTTCCTTCACTTCTTTAATGTTGACATCTTGACCTTCAAAAACGTACTCACCTTGGTGTTGTCCCTTCTTTAATGTTGACATCGGTTTTCCAGTGGCCTGAACTTCTACGTTGTCTGGCCCTTCATTTACGATAATAATTCTGGTAGTCATTTTACATCCTCCTTCCATTCGTTTAAAGAGGTCATTCAACGCGAGAGTATTAACCACCAGCCATATCAACAACACTATTACTAATCCGGTTTCAATACTCATCCTCCCTCCTGTCCAGCTATTTGTAGTAGGCGTAGATTTTATCCCAAATCTTTGTGCCGCCGGTGTTTGTGCCGTCAAGTATTCTCCACAAGGAAATATAGGTTATTCCTATATTTTTCGCTACTTCGGCTTTAGAATGGAGTTTAACGTCCTGCCTTAATTTCTTTAGATATTTCTCTCGCATAGTGGTATTATATCAAAACTGAAATAAAATGCAAGCAAAATCTTTTCTTATCCTCTTGGAAAAATAAAATGTTTCAGAATTGAAAAATAATGCTTGCAATTTGTTTTTTTTGTGATATTATAGAACAAAATTTAGAGTCGATCACAACCTCTAATGAGGTAGCGATATAGAGGCTGGACTCAGCGACAGTAGTCACCTTATGCTTAATGCGCTCGGTAAATACCGGCCACATACAGAGTGACAGCATCGGGAGAACCGGCGGCGTAGGAAAATAAACAGGAGGAAATAGTGGGTAGGTGGTGTAAATAGCACGACCAAGCATACTAGTTAGCGTAGGTGCAGGTCATCGAATTCCTGCCCTACCCACCAGATTAGCGGAAAATAAACAGGAGTAAATGGTGGGTAGGCGGCGTGGAAATGGACACGCAGAGAAGGATAGGACTCGGCATGCACACCCCTATCTACAGCAGCTTGGTGAGGTGCGATGAGAGGTGGAAACTGCCTTGCGGATTAAGAGCGTGGTAACACTTAATTGCCCTACCCACCAGATTAAAGGAGACTTATATGATGGACGAAGAAGAAATTGACATTGAGAACAGACTTGCAGA